TTTGACCATCTGGTCGTAATTTTTCATCGGCTGTTGCAATAAAAAATAGTGGGACGGTAGGTGCTGATACAGGAATGAAAAAACTTTCATCTGTTACCGATACACTTACTCCTGCGCTTACCAATGTTGCCATACTGGGCTCTCCTTAGCTAAAATTTGCCTTCCGCTTACAATATGCGGCTATTACTATTTATTAAGATGTATCCAAAAACACCAAATATCATAGATTTCAGGTTATATCTATATCATCCAATGAGAATACTTTCTCATATTCTATACCCTGTGAATCCAAATCAGCTATAATATCAAACGAAGTCTCCGCGTCACCCGAAACTGCCCCAATTCTAAGGTAAATGTCCTTGACGTATCTGCTGTGAACTTTAGCAGGAATTGACAAATATATAGGCACGGAGAAGCTGAACCTGCTTTGTATCATTCTTTTATCACCACCAGATGGTATATTTTCGTCAAATCTAACATCTGTCAATTGAACCGAAGTCAAGCGGGTAAAATCCATTGCATCGTCTGAGGTCTGGATTTGAACAAGGGGGTCGAAAAGCGTCAGAATTTGCTCCACGATTTGATAATGTTGATCTTGATTACTTGCCCACACAGACAATTCAAACAGGGCGCGATACGGGACAGGTTGGCGTTGCTCAACTACTTGCATATCTGTGGGGAATTCACCACCCGTAGGCATATATGTGTTCCTTCTTGTCATACCTATACCCTTTCTTAAATCGTCTGCTACGTCTGGATTGAGCAATTGGAACGACATGATTGGTAGGCGAATAGGTTTATTTTGGGTGTTCTCACTCTTAATGGCAGCCACTACACGATCCATACTCGCATTTTTCACGGGTACATATATCAAACGTTCAGGTTTGTCATCCCGTTCGGGTATCATAACCTGAATACCAGCAAAAACTGCTGCAAATTGTACAATATAAGCTCGCAATTGGGCGGAATAATGGTAGTTGCCTAGTGTTGATGTAGCCATTAAGTTTCCTCGCAATCCTTATCAATAGTTTCCCTATTTTGGGTAATTTTCTTATTATCAACCGCACCAGGGCTTGTTATAAATTCTTTCAAAGTAGGCTTATTTGGGTTATATTTATACCGTAAATCGGTTTCTAACCAGATCCATCTGGCTTTATCTGTGGAATATCTCCAAAGCTGAGCTGGTATATCCTCCGCCAATCCAGAATACGTCAACCTGTGGTAATCACCATGGGTTGGATTTGATGGATAATCATCAGCTTCTGTGAATGGCGCATTGTTTGGCGGCATTGCATCTTCAACATATAGACCTGTTGAATTCAGCCCGACCTTTTGAATATTAATACCATCTTCTGCTGCCTTATCCACCTCTGATTGTTCCCAAGCCCTTATTGTGCTTGACCCTTCAGCACCGCGCTCTGGGACAGCATCGCGAGCTTCAGCTTCAATTGTTTTACTTACATCAAAGAAATCTTGATATATTGGATTCTGGCCATCTTCACCAGAAACAAATCCCTCTGCGTCAGGTAATGTTTCTGCAAGATCACCAAAAATGTCTTGTGTTTCTTGTGAAACATATGCAGGTTGTGTTACTATACGAAGCAATGTTGGTTTCCAACCTGGCGTGTAACCTTCTGTTGACCAAGAAACGTCTGTAACTTCCATCCATTTTAGAATCTTTTCCATTTTAGCAGAATATTGTGCTTCACTTGGAATTTCCATTATATCACCAATAACCAATGGTCTTCCTAATGCTGCCACACACCCCGAAAAACTGACGGTCATGTATAGTATCATAGATGGTGTTTCAGCACCGTAAATACTAAGTTCCATTAAGTTATCGGTTAAATCATAATATCCTTTTATTGGAATCACATCTTCTGCATAATCTCGATCGCGATTTTCAAGTAATACTTTATCCTGAATATTATATGCATCGGTGGCAATATAATTATGAAACATTTGTAGCGCAGATACTGCCCAATAATCATTAGTAGATTCACCATTAAAATCCAATGGTCGTACTCTCCAATAGCGGGAAGGAACAGAATCTTTGAATTGAAAAGTATTTAAACAGTCGTCGTCTGGTAAAAGAACTACAGATACACCGTACCATTTAATACCATCATCGGAACGCTCTACCCTTGCGCGGGTTACCCTTCTGTTAGAATCTGAGCTTTGTTTGATCGCCATTGTTGCGACATGTTTATAAATGCTGGTATCAATACCGTAAGCATTTCGTGAATTGTTATTTGTTTTTATGCTACCAAAATCATAACCAATATATGAGGATACTGTGACACCCGTACCACGCTGGATTGAGCGCCATTCTGTTACAAACTTATCAAACGCATTAGAAGCAGGGTAGTTTGGTAAATCACCGTTTGATACAGGACCACCCCTACCAGTACAATCTATGAGCTTGCCCAATTCATGTACACCCAACAATTTATAAATATTTAAAGTGGCACCACCAATGTTGAGTGCTTCATTGACAACCCTATCAACAAAGTCATTACTTTTATCGTTTTCTAATTGAAAATCTTTGCATCTGTAATCTACAGGCGTAGGAAGATCTGGGTGTGTGCCAGCTTTTGGCGTGCACCCGGCTGGAACACCTGGTTGTGTTGGAATATTTCCATCACGGTCTAACCCATAATCTGGACCAGTTGTTCCTTTACATGAATCATCAAAGCCATTACAATCTTTCATTAACGTCTTATCTCATTCCACGAGAACTCATTCTATCAGATGACATTTCATCGTCGCCCATGGCCATATCATCATCACCCATGTCCATATCCATGTCTACATCCATAGAACCGTTGCCTTCTTCATCGCTTGGTAACAAAGATTGAATTAGAGCGTAAACTGCTTTGCGCATGCCTTCCAAATCAAGTCCCAAATCATCAGCTTGCATTGCGATTTCTTCATCAGAAGGAGATGGGTTGTCTGTAAAGAATTGTGTCAACTCTTCAGTATGACCATCATCCATTCCCATGTCGCCATTCATATCACCCATATCGTCCATGCCGTTCATAGAATCCATGTCATCATATTCCATAGAATCTTCTTCTTCTTCGCGCTGGCTGCGGTCGCGAAGCAATGGGTTAATTTCTTTATATACCCTCAATTTCTTTCCTTGATGGCCGCCGCGCATGCCCATGGATTTCACACTGCCCATGCCCTGTGTGTTGTCACCGTCAGGCATGCCCATATTACTATAGTCTGCCATTTCTTTAATAACTTTGTCTAAATATTTTGCCACTTTCTTTTCTCCTTGGTTTGTGTTTTTCAAAAACTATACCTTTATAATATTATCCTAAAATAAATGTTGATGCGGCGCCGACATCCTCTGGCGTATCAACAACAAATTCGTCCACTTGATTTAATAATTCTTCACGATAAGATTGTGCTATACCGATCAATTCACCTGCGTTTAATGCAATACCACCACCAGCGCCTGGTAATGATGCAAACTTGCCACGAATGTGTGACAATATCATCATAGCTTCTGATAATGCATAACGTTCTATCCATGATTTTACTAATCTATCTTTAAGCAAATCCTGTTCTGTTCTTTCTACCATACAATCAATCAATATCTTTTCTGGTCTGGTAAAAGCATTGTATATTGATAGCATTCTACTATGTTCATGCCAACCGAATGTTAATCGTGTAGCAAATAATATTTCTAATTGCTCAACATATTGTGATACTAAATGAAAACTGGTTAAGTCATATGTACCCATGTTGTATAAATGCTGTAATACAACCTGTCCGTAAACACCAGCACCATGTGCAGATGATAAAAACGCAGATGTAAAACGATGTGCCGATGTTATATTTACAATTTTATGGTAACCCAATACTCTATTTGTCATAAGGTATTGTTGTTTTCCTGGTTCAATATCGAGGAAATAAAATCCACGGCGAACAGATGCACCAGAACGTTTTCTAAACGATTCAAGCGCGCTTTTGATACAAGTGTCCAATTGATAATTAGTTAATTCAACTTCAACAACTGGATAACCAAGTTGGCGGCGTATACTGTCCATTAATTCTCTGCGTTCATCTGGTGTTCCATCGTCACCAACTTCCGCTTGCATGTATGATGGAATACCAGATTT